CTATCATAACATTGCGATTTATGCAACAAGACATAAAGCCATTTCATAGCCAATCCCTAGATGTATCGTGTCTGCTACCATTGAGCCATCTATTTTCTGCGGCAACAAATACAATGATTACAATACCAACCACGATAACAAACACAACCCAGAATATAACCACACCATACTTTGACGAGAAAGCATCTACTGCGGAATCCAAGCCAACATTATCCTTGAACTCTGGGTCATACAATCCGTGTCCTACGATATTGCCATAGAGAGTGCCGGTATATTGCAGGGGTCTTGCAAAATACACATATCGCTTGTGGTACGAAAAGTTATCGGTAGATACATACATCTCCCCCGGAAGCGATGCGAACTCCGAAAACCTAAATGTCCTACCAAGAAATCGCAGATGACTAACACACCAATCCTTGCTACTGCGATAATCCCAAGTCCAATAACTTTCGGTATGGCATTGCCGATTCTTACCCTCGCCAGAACAAACTGTACGATAATGCTTGGTGTATTCTTCTAGCCTACGATGAATCGACATATATGGACCCACCTTACCATCGGAAACCGAACCAACGGCAGATACCGTGCCATAAGCCAAGGTATGCCCCGCATCTGTTTTAAAGGCATAATTGAATTGAGTGCTATCCGCAAGTTGTACGGCTTGCTGGTATTTGCGATTGCATTCATCCTGGTGGTTTTGAATTGCCGTGGCTATGCAAAACCCGATGATGATAGCGATGCACAAGCCAATAAAGGACACATAGACTTCTCGTTTTGTGACTTCAAAATCCGGTGTGCTACGATATGGGTACATAATTATCTCCTACGAATGTTTCGTCTTTGGGGAATATATTCCATAAAAATCGACCTATACATCTTATGCTCCGTATCATTGCCGGTCGTTCCAATGGTAAGATGCATATTGCGAAAACATTTCTGGGCTTGAGTCTTGAATGCCATAACAGTATCGGTTTCCGTACCAAACTGAAATTGGACATAAGCAAAGCAATGAGATTCTTTAGAATCGGAAGAAACCTTTTCAACAAATGCATAGCCCTTTACCGGGAGCTTGCTAGACTCTGCAAGACCTAGCAAGCGGTCGATACACTTGAAATAATATTGTCTATCCCCAGAGACTTGCATATTACTTATCCTTTTTCAAGAGACCAGTGGGAGCATCAACGGGGGCATTTTTAAATTCAAGGTATGAATAATCTTGAACTTGATAACCCAAAAACGAAAGGAAAATTCGTGTCGGGAAACTGCGGACATATCGGGTATAATCCCTAACCGTTGTATTGTAATACTTACGATGCGAAGATATGCGATTCTCCGTCATCGAAAGCTCCGTCATATACCTATCATAATTCTCAACCGAACGGAGTTGTGGGTATCGTTCCACAACCGCTTTTATGTATGCGGATGCATTAACATCGCCACCATCCGCAGTTGTGCGTGCTTCGGACAACTTCACGATGACTTCGGATTCGTGTTCATCATAAGACTTGACGGCTTCTGCCAAGTTCACAAGAAGACCCGAACGGCGGTTGTATTCCGCGTTCAAATCCGACAAGGAACTTTCCACAAGTTGTTCCTTTGCGATTGCGGAGTTCTGCGAACTCTGGACACCAAAGACGCAGACAAGCGCGGTGAGACCAATAAGGACAAAGATTGCCCCAGTATAAATGATTGCTTTTTTCATTGTTTGTTTTTCCTTTATGTTTATGGGTTGTTTTTGTTTAATGAATAACGACCAGCATTCGTTTTCAAAATCTGCAATAAAGACCTTACGGATGTCTCCATAAAGATAGGTGTATCACTAGATGATGCTTCATACTGGACATACAATTCATGGAGTTGCTTGAATGTAATGGTTTGACCATCTAAAACTTGCTTAATCTTATCAAGAGTAGTAAGTGCATTATCCAAAGCGGTAGCAAAGTCTTCTTCGGTTATATCATCATTAAATCGCCTATCGTCAAAATGAGACCACCTTGATAACCAAGTAGGCATATACACGCAGATTGAAGCGTACTTTGCTTCTAGTGACTTTTGATAATATGTGATAGCAACGGGTTTATCGTTAAAGGGGTCTTTAGCATAACCATAGAACCAATCGGATTCCCCCGATACATCCGTAAGTACAAGACCCTTGGATGCACAAATCTTCTTATAATCTTCAAGTTTAATCATTAGCACCTCAAGGCATTCAATATGGCACTATACTGGTCATACCCATCTTCCCTTTCAACAATCCATTCTTTCTTATAATTTTCCGTCTCGAACGACTTGATGTCATTGCAGGGTATAGTGGTAGAACCAACTTGGATGGAACTCTTACCATCGTCATCAATAGAAATTTGAACAAATATTCCGAAGATTTCCTTATTAGAGAAAGTGGTAATATAGATATACGGCATCATACGCGATTCCCCCTTTCAACCGGTGGGTACTTAACAACCTTATCGTAATCGGGGTCATACTCCGAATAGATGTCAATGGATTCAAAATGCTTATCAAGTTTCAAGAATGCAGTACCATCGGGTTCTTTACCGGAGCCACTAACGATACTAAACATATTGGGCAAGACATAGAGTTTATTAAAGTTCTTATTCAGAACAAGAGACACGCCCATATCTTTAAGAAACTTCTTGAGTTCATTAACCACGAACTTGCTAATATGTTCCGCTTCGGCTTCTGCCCTTGCTTGAATTTCGGTCTTGGACAATACAGACTTAACTTGGGAATCAATCTTTGATTTCAATTCCGAATTTGACTTATAAAAACTGGGGCATCTTTCATTAAGAACAAGTTTGGATTCCCGTTGTTTCAAGGCATCTTTTAATTTTTTTGCCATAACATCTCCTTGATTGTCGTTATACAATATAACTAAATATCAAAGAGATGTCAAGAGAATTTTGTAAAAATTTTAAATATTTTTTTAACTATTCTTTCTTCGGGAAATAAAGCCACTTGGCGGCATCCGAAAGTTTGAACGCCTTGTCATTGGCATCGGTATTTCGGAAAACACCGGTGGCTACGAAAAGCAAGAGTAATGCGAATGTCTGGTCCGGGTAATTGGACAATGGGCCGTGCAAGATAAAGTATTCTGCCGTGACCTTACCCGGCATAGTATCGTTTGCAGTCTGCAAAAATCGTGTCGTGTTGTCGATGGCGATTAGCAATGAAGATTCCGTAGGAAATGCATCATGGAGCATCGGGGAAAACTCTTGTGCCTTTTCGGTTATGAATGCTTCATAGTTGAGCTTTGCAGATTCGGGAGTCACTTTAGGTGCTTTCTTGTGTGCCATAATAGTTGGTTTCCTTTATTTATTGTACCTATCCAATATACGGACTACATCGCCATACGGTACTTATGGATGACCGGCCACTTCTCAAGTCGTTCGGTGGCTAGGTCGATTCTTCTTTGAATTGCATTCTTCCACTTCTTATGGAACTCTGCAAAAATCTTCGGCATCAAGGTATCTTCAACAAGAGTCTTCAAGTCTATCTCGTTTCCACACTTATCGGTATTCGGGATATACACGGCATCAAAGACATTACGAACCTTACAACCAAGAACCTTGCGGAGTTCAAGACAAAGCCTTGTGACCAAGCAAGACTCAAACTCAAATATAACCGAACCAAAAGGAGCGCCCACGGTTTCCACAATAGCATCGTGGATTCCCGAAAGACGCTCTCTTGAAGACCCATTAAAATCAGCCTTGCCCTTGCCCATAAGATTCTCAAGGTTCTTTGCGATGGAATAACTCATAATGAGTCTTTCGCCATCTTCGCAAAAACGGCTTTTAGCCTTTTGAATCAACTTGCCCTTACCCTTGATGCTATGGGGTGCGAATAACTTGTCTCCGTAAACCCAGCCGGCCAAGGATTCCGTAAGAGCATCCACTTCTCTGCGATATGCATAGTTCACGGCTTGGTCAAGTGACAACGGCATATATGATGAAAGAATTTCTTTCTTGAACTTCTTTCGGGCATATCCGTTAGGAATACGGCAGCCGTTCATCTGCATATACAATTCATCGTAGATGTCCGTTGTGGGCTTTGTCCAGATGCCACGATGCACGGCTCTTGTAAGGCTCAAGATACTTGCATGGAAATCGTAAGTTAGGTAATCCCTGCCCAAATCCTTAACAAGTTCCTTATCCCTATCCGAACCTTTCTTCTTACCCCTAGAACCATTGTGGGCTTTCATCCCACAAAGCCTTGTGTTCACACGGAACGACATCCCGGACACGAAATTGCTATTCGTGACCTTGACATTCATATCTCCGCTATAAGCCCATTCGCCTTGGTTCTCATCATAAGAATTAAGGGTACGGATGTCTTTCTCAAGGTCATTATACCAAGGGGATGCTTCGCGGTACAAGCCGTTCACAAGATGCCAAAATTCCTTGGTGTTCAATCCCATACCCCTGCCGTAAGTTCTGCGATAAACCATCACATTCTTGCCGGACACACAATTCTTGCGAAGACGGTTTAAGAACTCCGCAAAGGTCTTTGACTTCTTCGCCATCTTCTCGGCTTTCACAACGGCTTTTCGCCCTTGTTCTTCCGTGACCGGTGTTAAAACCCATCGGCATTCGGGCAAGACACCTTCCTTTTTAGCCAAGGAAATCAAGCTCTTGGCGAACCCATCATCAAGGAAATAACTCCGGGCTTTCGGTTCGTCTTCAAATGGAGAGTGCCACACTCCGTTATCCGCGGCAATAAGCACTCCCAATTCCATCAAATCCCACAATCTGCGATTGATGAGTTGTGCCGCCCAGACGGATTGCAGTTCCATACCGAACCAAGCCGCCAAGGTCTTGTTAGTACAAGAAATAAAAAAAGAATGGGCTACACCATCGGAAGATACACGTGTATGTACCGACCGGGCATAGTCCACCACCATACAAAGTTGCCCAAGAATATTACGGAATTGACCCTTAAACTTGCCTTGCAAGCGTCTCTTGAGAATAGGCAAATTCTGTTTGCCTTTTAGGGGTAATTGCGATATGTTGCAGGAATCTTTAAAAGGTACGCTATAAGGTGTTATGTCCTTGCATCCGCTTCGTGTCGTTGTGATGCCCTTTGGACGCCCTTTCTTTTTTTTGCAAAAAGTTAAACTACAAGAATCCATTGAATCCTCTACGAAATTCGACCCATCATTAGCACTAGCCCTTCATAACTCCGCTAGTGAACTTTATGCCATTCAAAATTCAATGGGTTGGGGTGGACTCCTTTTTAGGGGAATCCACCCCGTCGAATTTTGAAGAGAACCAAATCGCAAATTGCGCAAAGCGATTCGGATTCAAAGTTGATACAAATATAGCACAAAATTTCCGAAATGGCTAGGAATGATTGTAAACTTTTTTAAGCATCTAGGAATCTACACCGCCATCTCGCCTACATACCCCCTATACTTTCTCTTATTTCTATCCTAGTATTCTACCTACTCTAATAACACCCAGCACCTCCCCATACAGCTCCCATTAGTTAAATTGTTTTTTTAAAGAATCCCTTATGGTTGTTGAGATTGAGTTGCCTTTACTAGAAAAATTTATATATTTTTGGTGTATTGATATGTGTTCGTGGTAGTTCGCATATCTCATAGAATCTGCATTTTTGGAATGCCCAGTATTCGTAAACTACCACTTTATGCGGATGCTGGGTATTCTATTTGTAGGCTTTTCGTATGATTGTAAAGAATCATCCATCTTTGAACATTTTAGTTCGCTCCGATGGTGCTGTTAGCCATAATAATGGTAAAAATTGGGCGTTTGGCTCAAATTCAAGGGGTTATAGGTATATCTGCTATAATGGAAAAAAGATTCGTGTCCATCGTCTAGTTGCAGAAACATTTATTGGAGAATGCCCCATAGGGTGTTCTATTGACCATATCAATAGAAATCGTTCGGATAACCGACCCGAAAATTTAAGGTATGCTACACCTAAAGAACAATCGGCTAATTCTAAATCCGTATTGTTCCCCAAGTATGGCCATGTCTCCGATGGTGTCGAATATTGGCGAGCATATAGGGCTGCCAATAGACTTAAATGTAATCGGAAAAGTAGGCTATCTATGCGAAAATATTGCAAGACCCATAAATGTATCAAGGGTCATTGGTATCTTCGTTCCGAATTGACCACGCCAGTTAAAGAAAACCACTCTCCGTAGCCGTTTCGTATGGTGGGGTGCTACCTTTATACCCCTAAACGGAAAAAGAGCCTAGAAAGGCTCTTTTGTGGGTTTATATGGAGTCCAATGTATTTGTCTTTAAACTCTATTCCATTATGCACATAAACGCATAGGGAAATCATCTTCGCTTCGGTTTCTTCGCAGTAATCCCAACGATGTTCTTGTTATCATCAAACACCGGGTAAAACCGGTACTTTGGTTCATTATTGTTTGTTGAGCCGTGAATGTAGTCCTTATATTTTTCTTCAAATTGTGTTTTGGGAACTTTGAGGGCTATTGTAAAGTTGAGAACCACCCAGTAATCTCGTTCACGCTTAACTTGGGAAATGACACCATATTCCGAAAGTTCCTTGTCAAGAAGAACTCTGCGGTTCTTGGGGGTCATATAATCCGTGTTGTAGGTTTCATCGCTGGATTCCCCAATACCCGTATGCTTGGACACATATAGCATACCATAGGCAACACCATACTTTGAAAGTTCTATGATGTTTTCAATCAAGTATTCTGGAATGTCTTTAACGATGACACCATCAAGGCTCACGGTATGGGGTGTTCCGTGCTTGTGAATCATTTCGCAAGTGTCCGGGTCGAAGACCATTTCGCCATCGGAATATTCCGTCCATACTACGGAACGGCTCTTGTAGTCAAAATCAATCTTATCCACTTGTGCAAGCATATTGGTATCAATCGTCTTGTGGATAATATCACTTACTTTGGCTTTGGGGCTTATTATAATTTGATAGACCAAATCAATCCACGGTTTAAGTATAACTTCGTTTTCCTGGGTATTTTCAGCCACGCCACTATTATCCGCAATAATTGTTTCTTTAATCTGCGGATGTGCCTTGAGAATATCATCAACCTTGAACCACTTGTAATTATATGCGATGAGTTTGGCGGCAAGTTCGTAGTCCGTAGCGTATGAAAATCTTTCATTGGACATCGGGCAATATCCGTTTCTACTACCAATCTTGTGCAATATCGAATGGTATTGGAAACTATTATCGTTATCCTTGTTTATGGCTCCGGCGATGTACTCTGCGGACAAGACCGTTTCGGCACATAGGATTTCCCAATAATCAACATATCCGCAACGGGCGTACCCATCGGAATCGCGGTACATAAAATTGGCTATGGATTGGCGTTCATAGCCGTGGTCTTCCCAGTCGCGGTAAAACCAAATCCTATTGCTCACGAAAAGAATAGGGTCGCTACCATTGACCGTAAGTTGCAATTCGTAAGGGTATCTTCCATCTTTAGGTTTTTCGCCCGATATGTCGATGGCACTTGCAGTCCATGTCTTGAGCAACCCTGCGATTCGTTCAACAATCGGAAATGTAGTCACATACAATTTCAATTCTTGAAGGACTTTCAATGATTCAGCCCTTTCGTCTGCCGTTGTACACTTGCTATTCGCTAGAGCTTTACGGAGTTCCATAACTCTATGAAAATCCCACTTTTTTGGTGTGGGCATCGTAAGGATATTGTTGGTAATGTAATCCTTGGCGAACTCAAGTTTCTTGTTGTATATGCGGTTGCGGCATTCGTTTTCCGCAGATTGAACACCCTGCATCTTTGTTTGCAGTTGCTTTGCATCTTCAATGAGGGTGTTCTTCTTATTTATGATTTCGGAGAGTTCCGTGTCGAACGATTCCGTAATATCTTTAAATTTTTCATCAATCATAATCATCCTTTATTTGGTTCTTTTTATGATTTTGAAAAGGTCTTCGGGGAGCAAGCGGATTCCACCCCAAGTACCGGCAATGCTACCCTTGCTATCAATATGGGTCACGACACCGACCTTTCCGATGTATCGCTTTTCTGCTGGGTCTAGTTTACCATCACGATTCGGAACAAGACCTACGATTTTGATTTTGTCACCGATGCTAACCTTGTTCTTGGAGTTCCAATCATCCCGTGGTGCTTTCTTCAAATCGGCGATGGTCTTCGGCAGGGGATGGTATCGGAAATACTTGATGACGATGCACTCATCCGTTTTACGGAGTCTCTGCATTACACTATATTCAACGATGTCTCGCTTTGAGAATACAGTCTTGGCGAGTTTTCGGGTTGTGTCTGCTACTTCCGCATAGTTAGTGCCAGTATGCTCGATTTTAGTGACATCTTGCCATTTTGGACCCTTGCTAGGATAATTGCTTGCACTAATGATGTATTCGTACATATAGACTCCCGATTAGTCGTTGGTGGTAAGTTCTTCTTTATTCATATTGGTTTTCTCCTATTTAATTGGCTTTTTGACTTTGACCACGACAAGTTTTGAGAAGCCCATTACCTTTCCGGTTTTATCCGTAAAGTCATAGTAGTATTGCATCCTACCTTTCTTGTCGGGTTCTTTGTCAATGAATTTTTTTGTTGCCGTCCATCCGTGCAACTTCGCATCCTTGAGAGTGGGAATCTTGCAAGTGTTTCGCATACGGTGGTCTCCTTATTTATGGGCTAAAGAATCGTAGGTCTTCCAGAGAGCATCTTCAATGGATTCGCTATTCTTGTAGTTCAAGTAGGCTCGTTTGCCCTTATCTCCATAGGGGTGTGCTTCGTAAACCTTGAGACATTTCTTTGTTCTATCTTGGAAGACTGTATATGCCGTCCAAATCCGCTTTCTATCAATGGACACTTTGGTATTTCCCGAACCATAGGTTATGCATAACCAAAGATTGTTCCGAATTTCATTGAGTTCGTTATATACGGCAAAAGCCTTGAGTTCTTCAAAAGAACCCTTTTCGGTGGATTCAAATTTAGTATGGTAATGGTTGGCTTTTTTGTCAAAGAACTTGTGGGCTTCAATAAGAGCCGCATCCCTATCAAGAATCCTAGTATCTGCCATATCGGAACTCCTTTTGATTTTCCGATATGAATATAAGTAAATATCACAAACTTGTCAATAGATTTCTTTAAAAATTATTACTTACATTTTACTTACAATTAGATGCAGTAGAAAGCGTTGAGTGGGGTCTGGGAATCCCATTGTTCTTCAACGGCTACGATTATTTTCTTGTCCATCGTCAATGGACTCAATACCGCAGTTCCCAATTCAAGTTCTTCGGGCCAAGTGAACACTTGCAAATCGCTAAACATTTTGGCGATGTCATTGCAGTTGGTCACTAGGTTGTCAAGGGTGTTCTTGTCCATATTATTGAATTGACCGAAAGGTATGATGGCCTGGGCATCATCCGGGAAATAACCACTTGCCGTTTCTTCCCATCCGAAATAACCAGCCATTGGAACTCGGCTATAAATTCTACGGAACGGAACTTGGATGACTTGGGCTTTTTGCTTATAAAGCTCCGAATAATAGACAACTTTTTGCTTGTCAAAGTCTATGAAAGCATTCTTCGCGGTCATATTGGCAAGCATCAATGCATATTGACCCTTGGTCAAGAAAATATTGATTAGATTAGACACCGGCAGACTTGGGCCGTCTTCAATCTCAAGACCCTTGAGCAAGTCTTTGATGTCCGCTTCTTCAACGGATGACGGAACGACTTCAAGCCATTTTTCTTGTTCGGCTTTGATTGCAGAAATCTTAACGGCGGTTTTTGACCCAGATTGCATAAACACTTCGCTACCAACCATCTTGTACTCGGTAGTTTTCTTATCTATCGTAAGAGTGAACTTTGGAGAATCGTTGTAGTTCTCCATCGGCACGGTAATTTGTGCGAATGTGTAGCCCGATAAAGCCTTGCGGATTATCGCTCCGTCAATATGTCCGATACTGCATTCAACCATAATTTAAATCTTGAAATCCTTTATTTCTGCAAGTTCCGTCTTGAGCCAAGTAGGGTCTATGCGGACTTGCATACTGCGGTTTGCCATCCTATGTGGTGTGTCGATGCCGTTGAATATCATATTCCACTTCATCAACCCATCACGGACAAACAACTTGTCCGGGCGATACTTGGTCTTCAAGTCCGCTTGTACAACCGTCCCGGCAGCCGGTCGGGGATTGACACTACTATTGGATTCAAGGAATCTCTCAATGCTTCTTATCTCATCCATAGTTTACTTCTCCGATGATGCCGTGAACAAAGAACCATACATATTGACAAGTTCAATCCGTACTTTCATCTCGGTAGGATATACTTGATTACCAGATGTATCATCTACCACATAGGCTTGTTCCGTGAATGTAGCCTTGGACATAACGGCACTTACACTAGCCCTTGCCACACCACCCTCTATGAGCAATTCTACCGGATGACCAGCGAATCGCCATTTGCCTACGATACCCGAATTAAAGTTAGAACCCATCGCTTCAACACCAGCCGCGATGTTTGCACCGATGCCACCGATAGCCCCTGCCACCGGAACACCAGCCAACTTGCCGGCCATAGACGATTCAGACCTTGCTTTGCCCTCGGCATACATTTGGGAATCGCTAGATATGTAGCCGACAAGCATCTTGGTCTGGTCCATCGAATGTTGCATTGCGGATGTCATCATAGCCATCCCTGCCGCATCCACTGGGTCATCGTTGTAAAGGGCATCCGAACCGTGCTTTGCAGGGCGATAGGTAGAAAGGCTCATACCCAGAGTTTCATTTCTGGACACGACTTGTTCCCAACCTTGGCTAACGATTTCTTTGCGGAGTGACCTTTTGCAATCCACATAGTCGTTATAACTCAAGAAATACATTGTGCCGTCAAGCGTGATAGATTGACTTAATGTACCACCACCATCGTTCCATTGAACACCCGGCAGGGGCTTGGACAACTTGTCCGCAGGGTCGTTGCCGGTTGCTTGAGAACCTAAACTTTGAATCAAGGATAGGAACTTCTCAACGGCACCGGTACTCTCTTTGGATGAGTACGATGGGAAATTATGGTCATCAAGGCTAATAGGATTGTCCGAATACACATAGAGACAACCATACCGATAACAGTTGGCTCTTGCCGCATAGCGAAATTCTTTAGATTCAATCGTAGGCATCGTTTACCCTCAAGCCGGCCACGGCTCCATATAAGGACTAGACACCATAATCGGTGTAGTTCCCGGATTCTTGGATGCCGCGAGTACGGCTTCTCGCATCGCTTGGTTTTGCTCTGTTTGTTGTTTCCAATCGTCCATAGAAAAGTTCTGCTGGGGTTCTTGCGGAGGGGGTGCGGAGACCCTAGCCGCTTCTGCCGGGTTCGTGAGAGTCGTTTCTTGTCTCGTCACAAGGGGCTTTCCAACTTGTGCGAACCCTGCATTAACACCCTTGACGGCAGATGTCGTGTCAAGTGTACCACCACCCAAGGCGGCTTGCTTCTTTGCCGTACTCAATCTGGTTTGCCGTTCGGCTTCTTTATCCCTTTCGGATGCTACGGCTTTCGTGACTTCTCCCGATTCCGTCCATTTTCTACCGAAAAGTGGTGCGTGGTCTAACAAGTTGATAAGACCATTCAAAGCGCCGACACCTTGAGCAAACCCCTCTATGATACTGGAAACGAGTAGGGGCATAATAACTTTTGTTATGTCAAGGATTGCTCCTACACCTTGGCTTATGATAGGAACAAGTCTATCAAAAGACATTACGGCACTAGCCACCATTCCCCAGGGTCCAAGGAACTTGAGAGATGAACTAGCGAGTGTACCAAGTTTGGCAGACATAGAGCCTAGCGCCGAACCGATTGCACCCACATTGATGGCACCGGCTTTGCTACCGAATGCTCCAACCGCCCTTGCTCCCGAAGCAACGGATGCCCCGGTCTTTGTGGCTTTTACACCGACACTTGCCGTCTTGACGGCATTTTTAGTCGCACCCGCTTTCATAGGAGTTGCGGGGGCAATCCTTGTGGTCTGGGGTGTTCGCTTTGTTGCCGGAGTAAGCAAGGATGAACTCTGCCGTGTGGCTTTCTGCATCTTTGCATTCTTCGGAGCTTTCTTTGGTGTCGGTTCTTTCTTTTCCGTAGGTACGGCTTTCGGGGGGTTCGGTTCTATCTTTGCCGTAGGTTCGGTCTTCGGGGGGTTCGGTGCATCCACCTTTGCTTCAACGGTGGGTGGCTCAAAGTCAAGCAACTTATTTATGCTATCCTTTGTGATTTCCGGAATCTCTTGAATCTCGGCAATGTCCGCTTTAGCAATATTGGGTGTGTCTTCGCCCTTGATAGCCTTGGCAACATCGGACATTGCCTTTTCAACCTTGGGCAATGAGAACTTGTACTTGCCAGAAGCCAATCCCTTTTCAATGGATGCCCCCTGCGATGCAAGGCTCTTGACATCGGAATCCCTTTCGGCATAGAGCTTGGATGCAGAGCCGGGGTCTGCGATGTGTTGCTTTGCGGCACGGATGGCAAAATCTTCTTTGATATTGTCCGTCCGGGTAGCAAGCATCTTGTCCGCAAGGTTCTTCTTGTTTTCGGTGATGGTGTTCGCACGTGCTATCTGGGGGTCTTCTTTTCGTTCTTTTACAAAACGACCAAGACCGCTAATCAAGTATTTTGATAGCGAGTCTTGTGCCATATTACCGGCACCTGCGATAGCGGATTCAAAAGTACCATACTTGTCCTTGATAGTGGCTATCTGCCGATTAGCCATATCTTGTGCGGCTTGCTTTTGAACTTCGGCTTTTTTCTTCTCGATGTCAAGGGTGTTCTCAAGTGTCTTTTGGTGTTCCTTAAACAACAACTGTTGCATACGGAATGCCTTGAGTTGTTCTTCCGTCACTTGGGGAACGAGCCTTTCGGCAATGTCCATCATCCTTTTGTTTCGTTCGGATTCAATCTGGTCTTCTGCGATTTTTGCTTGGAGCAATTCACGGATTTGGGATTGAACATCCGATGCCGCACCGGTTAATCGGGCGGTTTGGTTTTGGGCATTCTGGACCTTGATTTGTTCGGAAAGGTTCTTGAGACTATTAGCCACACCATCAAACGACTTGAACGCCCGATTGAAAATATCTTTCAACGGGTTTCCATCTTCTTTGGACTCCGTGGTGCTTCGCATATTTTCAAAAAGTTGTTCAAGCGTCAATGCCATAACTATACCTTTTTCTTATTGTTGTTCCGCTTTTCTTTCTCCAGCATTTCTTCTCTAGCACGGAGATAGTCTTCTATCTCGGCTAGGGAAAGTTGCATATTGAAATCAAAGCCTAAAATTAGTCTTATATCGGCTAGGCGTTTTCTCGTCAAGAAACGGAGTGTATTGAGTGACCTCAATAGCACTCATTGCGACCTTGTAAGTCTTTTCGCATTTGGGGCATTTGAACTCCGCATAGGTTTCGACTTCAAAGTATTTCAAGATGGCTTGGTACATCAAACCAAGAACACCGAAATCTTCAATCTCAAGCAACTTCTTCTTGATGTCATCCGTATTGCCGTCAATGGAAATGATGTGGGCGGCAATGACATCAATGTTTTCGGACTTGCCTACTTCAATTCCGCTAATCGCTTCCACCGATGCATAGCCTAGTTCATAGACGTGTTTACCATCGTCAATAGTAAGTGGGTAGGGGTCATCATCCGAAAGGCTCGGCACTGGGGGAAAGTCTTTCATTTCCACAACCTTTGTGTGATGGTGTCCACATTCGGGGCAAGTCAATTTGAGAGTCCACGATTGCTTTGGATATGCGTGGAATGCAAGCATTGCCACAAGGTACTTCAAGTCGATAGGTACAAGTTTGCTTGCATCAATCTCATCGTTCACAAGAGTTTGGATGAGCTTACGGATGTCCATAAGGGTCGGTTCTGGACCCAAGTTGATGGCTTGTTCCGCATTGATTGCTTTCATCGTAAACGACTTGAAATCATACGGCTTGAAATTGGACGGGAGTTTGTTTACTGGTATGAGCATTATGGTTTCCTCGGTTGAAATTAAATTGCTCTTAAAGTTAAATCTACATCAAGAATTTCCGCTTGTCCATAGTTCACGGAATCGGGAGCTTTATAATTGGACAAGTAGCAATTCAGTTGGATTTTCTTGTCGGGATGACCCCAAGTAAGTAGGATGGGGTATCGTTGGTCAATATAATTCGGATGGACAGTCAATCGGTAAAGTTGTCGGAGCAAGTTTTCTTGCTCTGCGGTCACGATTGCCGTGATAGTGGCTTCTTGAGTCTTCAAAGAACCATCCACGATTACAAACGGAACAAGACCCCCGGCTTCCTTGATTACGATGCTATTCAAGGATTCAAAACCACGGGGGAACTCACACACTGTATCGTAGTGTGCCGTGTCCAAGTAGGTCGTGTCTATTGCTTCTTGTACGGAAAGTGCCATATCTACAATATAAATAAAAACTCCTTGGTGAGCAAACGAGCATCGCCAAGGAGTAGTCTTATTTAAGGCTCGGACACCGATTAGGTCTTGCCGTCCACGATTGCCCATCCGTGTGCGCGGATGTTCAACTTCACGGAGCCGATTTCTGCGGAATCCGATGTGTATTCGGGAGACTGCACGGTGTTAATCTGCACACCAAGGAGTGTATAGACAAGTTCCGAAGACGGTTCGCCACCACCAGACGAGTTGCCAAGAGCTTGAACGGTAATGCCGGAGAAAGTATATTCTTTCTTGTCATTGATGTTCCTATGCTCATAGTAGCCGGCCGTGTTGTTGGCTGCCGTGACGAGAGCCTTGAAGATTCTATGGTCCATGCTTTCATAGATGTCAATGTCTTGGGATTCAATGAATCGGTCTTGCCAAGCGGCTTGAGAGATATGCATACCCTTGACTTCGGCTTCCGCATATTCAACATCCAATTCAAATTGGAAATTGGAATGGCAAGCAAAAGACATCTGCTCCGGCACGGATGCCCCAATGGATGAGTCTCCTTGTGGGGCATTCTTAATCAACTCAACCAACTCACGACAGTTGCTAAAGTCGATTCGCCAGTTAGACGAAACCATATAGTTGTAGGCTTTAAAGTTTTCGCCCAAGAGTTCCGAAAGTCTGACATTCTGCGGCATATTTTAAGCCTCCTCTGCAAGGCTTACGGCAAGAGTTTGAGTCTGGCTGTAAGCGGTGATGTAAACATCCACAAAGCGGGCAACACCCTTGAATCTTACGGCATAGTCAAAGCGGAGAACTTCATCGCCGATGACATTCTTATCGGCAGAGACGATGCCTTCTTCAATGTATTTGCGAGTAATGAATGTTTGGTTCAACTGGTTCAAGACTGCGAGACCACGATTAACCGTTTCTTCATCGTTGTATTCGGCAACGAATGCTTTCATTGCATCGTAGATAGCAAACTTCATCCAGATAAACGAAATGATGCTATGGATGTCCGAAAGCGAGGTGTCGGTAATTTGAGATGTTCTTTCTTCCCAAATAAAGAAGCCACCATCTTCAATGACCGGGTTAATCTTGTACTGACGAGCAAGAATATTACGCTCTGCCCCGGAGTATTGCTGCGACAAGGACAAACAAGTAATTTGTCCGTAGTTGTAGCCAAACGGCGGGCGGGCTTCAATACCCTCGTTGTAGTGGGTGTTGAGCAAGTCCGTGACAAGGCTTGCCATCGTGACTGCGGTTCTCTTACCGGCAAGAGTGCGATAAGCATATTGGGCATAGTCTGCGATGAAGCGGTTGCCGTGACGGCCACCCATATTGCCAGTACCGAAGACATTGGTAGATGCGGCGCGACCGATATTGGAGATACCAAGAGTGGATTCTTCCGCTTTGGTAATGGCTTCAATAAAGTCCGCTTGAATCATCACGTCACCAAGGTTCGGAGTTGCAAGGCAACGCCAACGAACAAGGTTGTCCGCAAGCAAGTTTTGCAGAACAATGGAGTATGCATGGGACTTCTGGGCGATGGCGATTGTATTTTCTTCAATCTCGCCCTCAAAGTAGTGCAACTTCGTTGTGATTTCATCCGTGGCGTAGTCAATTCTGTAATCGCCAAAGGTTTCGCTAGACTTCGGTACAACATAGTTAGAGCCGTTGAGAACGGCATCAGCCTGCATCGTAATGTAGTTTGCATCGTAATCGTCATACGAGAAACTTACAACCGCATCATCCTTGCAATAGGTCTGGTAGTAAGAAGCCCAGTAGGAGTTCTGCGGACCCATATACATATAGTCGGTGCGATTCTTGAGATACAAGTTCGTACTAATGTTGAACTTTGCAGAGTAGGTAATAGAACCTTGGTTGTTCTGCTTGGTCACATTCACGCTACCACACGGATAGCCGTAGAACCCTGCGGAGAGCTTACGATGACCCGGTTCGTCTTCTTCGGAAATCGGAAGAATCGCTTCAATCGTGATAGTGACGGAAAGACCAAAACAGTTGAGTTGCTGGGCATATCCCTTGTCTTCTTCGCGGGAGTCAAGAAGATAGTAGCCACCTTCGCCAAGACCATCGTTTGCGGAACTATCGTTCGGCACATACTGCATCCAGTCTTCTTTGATTATCGGGTTGTTGCTAGAGTCTTCAACTTGGCAAACAACCGTCTTAATCCATTCGTAGATGCCATTAGCATCAATGGAATTGTAATCAAAGATTTTCTGGTAAGAACGACCATTGACGAAAGCCGTGATTTTTACGGGCAGGGTGTCAAGACCCGAACCCGAAACATCTTCCGGGCCAACCTTGTAGCCGTCCAACTTGAACTTGCCATCGGCATCAATAAGGCTACTTACATCCGGGTTGAATGCAAGTTCTGCGTGGGTGTCCTTGTCAATGTGGTTCGCACCATCAAAGTCATAGACTTGCACACGGAGAGTTCTACCGGATGTAGCATAAGCGGACTGGGTAATGGGTTCGCTAAAACGAAGAACGATGTTGGAAGAATTGCGCGGAACAAGTTCACTTTCATCCGGCTGTTTCTTCGGGTATGTACCCTCGCCCTTGAAAAAGAGCAAGGATTCGTTTTCTTCAACCGGTGCCACGATAGCCGTTGCCGGGGACGTGGTGTCAATCTTCAACTTGCCGTCTTCAATAAAGAATTTGACCATGCCGAATACATTGTCATTCGGGGTAAGCATCGGGTTCTTTGCTCTTGTAAGAACCTGCGGAACTTTTCGCTGGGCAAGCATATATGCTTCCATCGCGGCAAGTCCGTGGCGTTCCATACTAGGAGAACCGAAAATCTTTACATAGTCGGCTTCACTGGAAATCAAGGTGGGAGTATTGCAGAGACCCCTATCGGCTTCTATGGCTCCTGCGGAACGGAAGCCGATAGCAACGGAAGCCCTCTGCGACTTGTCAATAAGATATACGCCAACACCAGCGGAATCGTTAATAGGCATTGTTGGTCTCCTTTTTTACATTACATTTTTTTCAACGAGGGATTTCAAATCCGTTCGATGTTCGGGGGCTACCGCCATTGCCGATTCGTGCATCTTGTCAAGCAAGGTCATTTCATCGTCAAGGATGGGAGCCGTTTTCTTACTCTCGGTAATCTTTGAACCCTTGGGAGCGATGAGCAACTGTTCGCAAAGTTTCTTGCCCATATATCGTTCTGCGAGTTCCTTACCCTTTTCAAAATCTTCGGCACACACCGATTTGATAAGGGTTGCGATTTTCTTCTTGTCGTTGCCCACAAAAGATTCGCCCTTGTATGCCAGTTTGCTCACATAGGATTCATCGGGTTCGGCTTCTGCGTAGGCATTGCACCATTCGTCATCTTCGGAGCAAGGTGTGCTTTCAACTTGGTCGATGACATAGTTCACGGCATTAACAAGGAAAGTTCTCAAGAGTTCCATTTCAAGGTCACTTGCGTAGTCGGGAATATCAACGGTAAGGTCTCCCGATTCCGGGTTATAGCCACCCTCAATGGTGTCTCTATCGTAGCCGATAGCCGGCAAATACTTCTGGGTCGGTTTCAAAAGACTTTCCGAACCACGAAGAATGAGTTTCTTTTCGTTGAGTTCAACGGAAACCCCAGTATCTTGCAGAGCTTCATTTGCGAGTTTGACCACATCTTCAAGTCCGTCCTTGGATTCTTTCTTGAACCTAGAACCGGTGGACTTGTTAAGGTTATCTACATACTTGTCGGGGTCTTGAACTTCGGTGGCAGAGCCATCGTTATGTACAACATACTTCTTGCCATCCTTTTCAATGGATGCAAGAGTATTCTTGCCATCGGAATAGAAAGATTCTGCAATGGCAGGGTTAAAGTCAATGTCAATAGCATATACGGATTCATAGCCGTTTGCAATCGGGGTCATACGGACTTTCGTAATTGCGGGAGATGCACTTTCAAGCACCTGGATAGCGGATGCAGTAGCCCCTGCATCCAAGGATTCCGTGAAGCGAACCGAACCGGTCTTGTACTGGTTAATATGGAACGCTTCGCCAATGTCGCAACCGAAAGCCTTGTTCATCCCGGATGCGATGTCCTGCCAAAGTTTGGTCTTTGCGGATTCGGTAAGATTCATAGAGTTTAACTCCTTTTAGATATATCTATTTGTGAATATAATAAAAAACCTTACCGGCTTTATCGGTCGGGGTATAAATTGTTGATAATTATGTAATATCTTTGTGATATTTTGTTATATCTGCAATCATAGTAAAAGAAAAAGCCCTTGGCAACTGGACCAAGGGCTATTTTTGTTTTTTTTATGGCAACTTATCAACAATTTAATCAAACTCAACTAGATATGGAATCGTCTTTCAAATTCCTTGGTCTTGAATGAATTTGGGTTTGCCACCTTTGCCACGATGTAAAGGAACTCTTGCCTATCTTCGGGAATCGGGTTGTCTAGTTTGAAAATTGGGAATGGCGAATCTTTAGGTTCAATCCAAGAATCTACCCTGCTATGCCTTACTTTATCGCCAGCCGTAATACTATTTGTCATAGAACCATCGGGGCATCCGAAACCACTATAAGATGATGTCGTGTACCCGGTAATCTTGCTTGCCGCTTTGTCGATGCATTCACGGAGTTCATTGTAGTAATTAGCATTGCCATCGGTCTTGATATTGAAAGCAAACCCCGGAAATGTAAGTAGCGGATTGATTGATTCCAAGGACTTCTTGAAATCCGTGATGATGTCCGGTGTATGCTCCAATACGATGGTGTACTTGATATTAGCAAAAAACTTCAATTCGTCAATATCCAAGGAAACACGGGGTTTCTCATTAACCTTATCCCAAACCCATTTTTCTGCGGCATCCATATTATCAAAATACTGGATAACACGACCCCCCGTTCCATAAAGAGCATAGATAGCATTATACATTATGGTTTCTCCAATAAAAGATTGTCCTTGACGAAATCCAAGACATATCGGATGATGCTCATACTCAATGCAGGGCAATAGTAGCCGTTTTCGCAACTTGCTTCGTAGGTCTCTCGTTCATTGAGAGCTTTGCCGTAGAATGTGATAGAGAGCCAAGTATCTTGGGGATAGTGTTCTTCAACATCTTTCAAATCCTTGTACAAGTCTTCGTCAAATTGATGGTATAACTTGGTTTTCTGGTTTTTGCTATATACACTCGTTGTGCCGAATGCGTGACAATGGGAGTACACGGCAGATACATCGCGTGGGGCGATGCTATACGATGAATGTCTGCCGGTAATTTCAATAGAATAGAACGGATAATCGACTTTCATTAGGTCTCCTTTAATAATCCTTGACAAGTCTCACGGCAACACCAACCCAGTTGCATTCCTTTTCCCTGCGGATGGTATCGCCAGACATATAGTGGCAATCGTTATAGAAAGTCATCGCTTCATACGAATGCTCGTCAATGCTTGTTCTAGTAGCGAATGTGACGAACTCGCTTTGATATGTGACACCACCGGTTTTTTCTCCGTACCAACTTCCGATTGTGGCAATCTTCAAGTCGTTGCGAATAGCCCTGCCCCCGGTATAGAATCCCTGCTGCCCTTGGTGTGTCGGGTCATCAATCGGATAAGCACCCTTTGCTAGAATGAGTTCGCCCCATTCCTTGTGTGTCGGGATATGCCATCCCTCAAGATTCTTGACGATGCGGAGCATCCCATCCCTTGTGTAATAGCATTCGTGGGTCTTATCGGACCAGTAAGCCCCATCCTTGCTATCCGTGACGGAAAGGTTCTCTGCCATCCACACGACGCCATTGACGGTAATCGTTTCGGGGTTGAAATCATCGGACGGACGGCTAGTTTGCATACCAAGAATCTTGTCCGTCTTATAATCATAGAGAATCGGGGCTAATCCCGATTTGATATTCAAGAAAAGTTTGAGGTTGCTATTAGACATAATGGTTTTCCTTATTCGTTGCATACGGCATAGTTCATTTTTGTTGGGCATCCACGATAGATTTCATCGTCTCAAGAGAACGCATAAGATTATCTTGACAACCGGCTTTCTTAACCGAACCGATAGCCTTATTCATATACTCAATGGAGTTGGGGAACTTTTCGGTGACGAGTGCCATACGGAGAGCGTCAATCGCTACATACCCGGTAGTGTTCCTAGCACCATAATCTTTCGAGGTCATCTCCGATTGGATGTTGGAAAGAATTTCAACAATGAGATTCTTTGTGATGCTTTTTGTAATCTTGTTAGCCATTGGATTATCCCCTTTAGTCGTTGGTTGCATATTGTTTGCCACATTCTTCGCACACGAAATGGAGTCTTGTGAAAATCCAAGCATATCCACCGGAAAAGACTCTTTTCTTGCAGTTGTAGCATCTTTTCTTCGTGACCAAATCAATCTTGCAGAACATATCTTGACTCCTTTTCGTTGTGGTGGCTCTCCCACCTTTCCTACCTAAATATAACTAAATATCACATACTTGTCAATACTTTTCATAAAAATTTTATAAAAAAAATCCCTGTCACCGATATGGCAGGGATTCTCACTCAACCCAAAGGAAATGAATTAAAATTCATCGGGGGCTTCGGCACCGGCAGGGCTAGGGGCTTCGTTTTCTTCGCCATTCGCTTCCGGTTCGTTTTCGGGTTCGTTGCCATATTCCCTTTCAACTTGGTCAATGACACTATCTGCCCCAGCCGTGGCAGCATCGGTTTCATCGCCCTGCTCGTCTGCTACAATCTTGGTAATCGCATCGGACAAGATGCCGATGATTTCCATATTGTCTTCGTTCTTATGGCTTTCAAGAACGGTCTTGAGACGAACGATGGCATCGCCCATAGCATTGAACGATTCAACGGCGTTCTTCACGGCATCTTCTGCATAGATGACTTCATCATCAAATTCCCCTGCGAGAGATGCATCCTTAACGAGTTTATCGCAAGCATGGAGAACGGATTTCGTGAGAACTTCAAAACGGCGGCGAAGAATGTTCTTTACCGGCTTTGCAGATTCTTCGGGCTTCTTGCCCTTGTCATCCTTGCCATCGCCACATTTGGATTCGGGATTCTTGTTCTTGGATTCATCGGGTTCTACTTCCCAGAATCCGTAGTCCGAACCATCACCCGGATGTGCGCCAAAATAAGTTCCTTCCGGTGCGATGTCATTGAGAGCATCAAAAAGTTCTTCAACAATGTAGCCCAAGGTTTCATCGTCAAGACCATCCAAATCCAGAACTTCCGGGTTCGCCTTGACATAAGCATTGTACTTGTCCGGTGCATAAATCTTGAGAACTCCAAGGAACTCCGGTATCAAGTGTTCGGAACGCATCGTACCATGAGAGATAGATTTGTTTCTCAAATCTTCAATGTTCGCTTCATTCTTCATAGATTCTCCTTTCTTGTTGCGGTAAGCATCAATAGCATCCACAAGCGGTTTAAGGTCTTCTTTGAAATCCCTGCCCTTCAACTTGAACCAGTTCTTAACTTGTTCGGATGTAAGGCTCGTTGCATGGGGGAACTCATCATCCCATTCAAGTGTTGCCTTGATTTCACGGATAAGCGTTTCCCAAGCAAGACTATGAGACTTGGTAGCCTTGGACTTGCTTCTTGCCGTCAAGTCACTTTCGTTGCGGAAAGTGGTGTACATCTTGTCGATTGCATCACTTCTCAATGCACCGTTGTTATCGCAGAAATAGTCATCAAGCAACTTGTATGCATCTGCGATGGACTTGCTCACGCGAGATGTGCTATAATCCGCTTCGGACTTCTTGGATTCATCGGCATGGTCGTTCTTGATTTCTTCAACGATGTCCGGCCCATACTTTTCCAAGTAATCATAGTAGTCATCCATCGTTTCAATTTCTTCGTAGGAATCCATATCCTTGTCGATGACCTTGTTCACGGCTTGGTCTGCATACACCTTGAGTTTACCACGCAATTTCTTTGTGAACCAGTCTAAAGCAACTTGGTACATAAAGTCATTGTCTTCTTTGTCAATCGGTTCATCCTTGCCGTAGCCGTAGTAGTTTCGCTTGGCTTCGGACTTATTGGATTCTTTGAGAATTTCACTTGGTCTAATCACGTCGTTAGCCAATTCCCAATCGTGGTCATAGACATCTTCCGATGTGACCTTTTCGCCACTCTGCCAATCGTGTAAGAAATAGAGCAAGTCCTTGTCCGTATTATTGTACAAATCGCCACAAACAAGTGCATAGGTTGTACCAGATGTTCCATTTTCTTTTTCGTTTTCAAAATTAAATTCAAGAAGAACATCACCGTCATCGTTGATTGTGGTCTTATCAACCATTTCAACTTTATCTGGAACGGCATCTTTACCACCAGTAGCAAGGCAATAAGCCTTAACCAATTTGGAAAGTTCCGTTTCGTTTTCTTCATTCTTCTTGGATTCTTCAAAGCGGAGCCACGGCAAATCCAAGTCCACATCGTCGATGTACTTCTGCAAAATTTGCTGGAACGAACGGAGAATGGTTGGGTCTTCATCAAACAAGCCATAGTATGTCTTGACTTTCTTCTTCGGTTCTCCCGTTTTCGTAAAGAGCGTATCACCACCAATGGTAATATCGCAAGTAGGGGCTTTTGTTCCCTTATCGGTCTTGAACAAAAAGTCCACTTGGTCGAAATCGTTTAATACCGTGTAAAGAGTTCCATCGTGGGTCTTCTTTACTTCCACCTTGACATTGCCATTGTTGCCATAGATTTTATCAAGCATCTTGGCAAACGATTGTTCAAAAGAACCGGCATTTTCTTTAACTTTGATGTTCATAATGTATATCTCCGTTTAATTGTCTGCGAGTGGTCCCTTTACCGGGAGAACTCCAAAGTTTTCAACATAAATATAATAAGGTTGCTTCGCACCCATCATCGTGGCATCTTCATAAAGCCAAGTTTCGTCAAAAATTGCGTCGCTCTCGCCAGTTTCAAGGTTATAATGACCATCTTTAGCCATTTCCGCTTCAACTTCGGCAGGGTCGTGTAAAAGTTCTGGGGCTTCTTTTTCAGCCATCACGATTGCCGTGTCAAGGGCATCATAGATGTTTTCCGCACCGCCACGGACATTTACATAGAACTTTGCGGTATCATATCCGCTACCACTCCAAATGTGAACAACGGCATTTGCCATTTGTTCCCTAGATGGATAGAAACTATTGACCGAATAGGTGTTGCCATCTGCGATGTCCACTCGCATCGGGTAGTCATCATCGGGAGTGACATTATCATTTTCCCTTTCAACATCGGCGGCATTGTAAAGGTTATCGGATGCCCACATCTCAAGCAATTTTCTAGCCTTTTCGGGTTCATCGCCACCTACACTGGAATCGTCGATAAGGATATAATCATCCGTGACGATTACGGGCATATCCTCGCCATTGATATGGACGGAACTTTGTGTTCCGTCAAGGATGTCAATGGCGGTGTCGTTTGGGTCTTCTGCATCCGGGAAAAGTTCGGACAAGTCATCGCTAACAAGATAGACTTTTTGTTTATTCGGGTCAATCGCCATAATGGATTCCTTAATAGGTTATTACCATACACTTTTTAAGTGTTTCAAGCAATTCGTTCTTGTAATCTTCATCGTGAAATTCCGATTCTTCCGCATCGGGGTCATTGGAAATCCAGGGTTCATCGCCTTTCACATAGGTTGAATCCCAAGCCCTACCATAGTTCCATCCGCGCATACGAATTGTACCGTTGTCAATGGAAAAATAATAGATGCAGTCATCCGAAAGACCATCCGGGTCCAACGGCATAAAGCCAAAGACACCAAAGAATTTGTCATTGAGTTCAACCGAACCGAATTGATTTTCAAAAAGTGTGGTAATCATAAGTAAAACCCTTTTTTATAAAAAAGCCCATCCGACATCCATTCGGATGGGCTAATCGGTGTGAGTTTCTTTTTAGCCGTTCTTTGCGTCTTCAAGAGCCTTGATGACTTCTTCATCTTCAAGGGCTTCATTGATGGCACTGGCAAGCAAGTAGCAACGAATTGTGACATCGCGCTTTTCGGCTTCGGGGTCAAACTTGTCACCAAATTCTTGCAAGGCTTCGTCATACAAGTCGCCGTTGCCTACAAGGAACAAGTCTGCCATCATACGGCTCATTGTATAAGAGCCACTTCCGTTGCCGGTCACATTGTCATCTGCCCAAGCATTGTCATTGATTGCTTGAGCGAGTTCATCCTTACTATCCTCGTCATTGAGGTCATAGTCTTTGTAGTCTTCTGCATTGTCAATGATGAATTGCTTGACATCATCACGGACGGCTTCTTCGTAGTTGTACTTTTCCCAACTATTTGCGAGTTTTGTGAAATCCATAATGGACTCTCCTTGTTAAATAAAACTTGTTGTGTTGTTGCCGTTAATATAACTAAATATTAACGGCTTGTCAAGAGATTTTTGTAAAAATTTTTATTTTTTAATAAACCCAGAGATAATGGTCTCCGTACTTGGTCACGGTGTTGCCACGGATTTCTCCGTTTTCATCAAGGTAGGCATCAATGACTTCTTCTTTGTCCTTGGTGTCATCCTTGGCTTCATCGGGGAGTTCATCGTAGGTTTCTTCTACATCTTTCCAAGATGTGTACTGGAACAAGTTGTCAAAGAATACAAGGGCATCGTCAATTTCGCCAATGCCGGAATAGTATTCCCAAAGAGCATCCCAGTAGTCTTCATCTTTATCAAGGAATGCGGCAGATTCGCACATTCGCATAAACATCGTGTAGTCTATGCCCATCTTGATTGTATCGGTGGATTCGTTTTTCTTTGATTCACTTTTATTGGATTCTTCCAAAAGACCTAATGCAGACAAAGCGGATGCAAAAGATGAGCCTTCGCCATTCATAATCATATTACCACGGTTGGTAATGACTGTTATGCTTGTATGCTTACCTTCATAAATATCCACGTCCACGGTAATGCCATCATTACCATAAACACCTAACAACTTGTATTCGGCAGACTTGTCATTACTGTTTTCATCGGCATAGACATTCGGCTTTACAGATGCACCTAAAGTTTTCAACTTACGAACAAGTGACTTCAACTTGGATGCATACATAGTGTCGTTAATAGGAACATCCCTACGAATATCCCCTACGGCTTCATTCTTCTTGGATTTGCTAACCTTTCGCTTGCTCTCGAAGGTCTTGACGGATTCCGTATAAGTATTAACCATATAGGTGTTTCCGTCTGCGAAAGCCACATAGTCTTTCCCTGCCAAGTTGTCCTTGGTGTTCGGGGTCGGCTTCAACTGTCCACCACCGAACTTCTTGAGCAACTTCTTTGCTTTGTCAAGAGCATCCCTAGATGCTTCGCCATCGTCAAGTAGGTAGAAAGTATTTTCGGAACGGTCAAATCCCACCGGGATTTCTACACCACCGATGGAAACATAATCTTGCTGCCCTTCCATAGAATCATAGGCGGCATCAATATCTTCGGCTTCGGATGCCAGAAGAACGATTTGGTTGTTAGGCTTAATCATAAGTTTTATTTCCTTTTTGTTATTTGTGGTGGGCATCAAAGAAATCTACGATTTTCTTGACACGCTCAAATTTTTCTTCTTCGGACAAGTCATCCGTGACATATTCCTTGAGGGAATCCATTATGCCGAACTTTGTTCGCATAGTGTCATCGTACATAGGGTCTATGATACCAATACCACCTATTTCGAACAATTCTTTCTCGTTCGGGTTTTCATCTGCATGGGGTTCATACGAATATGCTTCTTTCTTTTTGGATTCGTTAATTGTGTACTTCATACTCGCTCCTTATTAGACAAAGTAGAAAAGATTAGTGCTTCTTGCCGTGATGACATATTTCTTGCCATCGTTATCACGGAGCAATGCACCATTCATTCCGTATGTGCCACGGCTAATACCTACAAGTTCGATGCCCTTGGACTTGAGTTCCTTGGCTTCTGCATCGGAAATTGTCGTGATGTCCGTGGCTTCATCATACTTTGCCATTCGCTTGAGGTCGGACAACTTCAAGGTAAGGCTTTCTTGTTTTTTACGCTTTTCTTCAATAGACCAGAAACCAAAGTCTGCCCCATCGCCCTCGCTACTACCGAAAGTAGTTCCATCGGGTGCGATAGTTTGCATCAAATCGAAAATATCCGATTCAAGCCAAGACAATGTATCGGGGTCGGTGTTTTCAAGGTCATTGACTTCCGGGTTTTCTTTTACGAATGAATCGTATTTATCGGGGGCATAGGTCTTGAGTACATTAAGGAATTTCGGGAGATAGTCGGTACTCTTGAGAGTGCCGGAACTAATAGACTTGTCTTTCAAGTCTTCAATGTTCGCTTCGGACTTATTGCTTTCATCCGGACCCTCTATCACTTCGGCATCTCGCCCATTGAGAGCAAGTTTACGAACACGGATTTCGGGCCAACCTTTATCCTTTGCATCTTGCTTGTGCATTTCAACATATTCGGGCCACGTGACCGTCCATCTTGCCCAAGATTGACCCGGCTTACGAACTTGAATTTCTCTATCGGCGATAGTTTCAAATTCTTCATTCTTCTTGCTTTCGGACTTCTTGGATTCGCTAACCGATTTCATAGCGTTAAGCAATTCCGTCACATTGTTAAATCTGGTGCCCCGTTCATTCCTATCGAACTTACCACCATATACAACAATTTCTTTGGTGTATTCGCCATCGCTTTCAATCATAAAGGTATATGTGACACCATTCTTGGTGGCTTTAGATACTCTGCGATACGGATAAATTTTACCGTTCCGAACATCGGAATCAAGTTCAAAGCCAAGGTCTTTCAAGCCATCGCGCATAGTATCGTAGTCATCTACATCGCGTTCGCCATCTTCTCTTGTTTCGTGTTTCTTTGATTCCGGCATCTTGAATGTATCAATCGCAAAGATTTCAGACGAAATCAATTCTTCAATCTTCTTGTAATCTTCAAGAGTCATACCAACGGTTTCGGGGTTGGAATACCACTTGCAGACATTTTCGGTGCAACCAAGTATCGGAGTTTCATTGTAATAAAGTTCAAACCACAAATCGTATGCACCATCGCAAATACGCCACGGCCCATTCTTTACCGAGCCACCTTTTACATTGTAGGTTCGCAGCATATTCTTGAATCCACCGAAATTCAATGCTTCGGATTTCTTCTCGCCCATCATTGCGATTTCGGCATTAACCATTCGTCGGTCTTCGTCATCAAGAACGGCATCAATACCAGCCTTAACACAAGTGTAATCGTCATCGTATTCACGGAGAGCTTCGCCATAAGCGTGTTCAAACACGGACTTGTGGTCTGCAAGCCATTCGGCTACTTCATCCGTAGTAGATGCAGTCCACCCATATTCATCCTTGAGAATCTTGTGTGCAACATCTACAAGATACGGAGACACCCTGCCTTCGGATTTCTTGGATTCGCTATTGGGCTTATTCGGTACGAAAAGAATCACACCCTTTCCCATAGTGTCATCTACAAAATAATCGGGGTCATTGTCCTTAATCCAATTATAAAGGAAATGTGCCGCACGGTTTTCTTTATCGTATTGGTCATAGCAAGTAGCAAGCATATTGATAAAGGCATTACCATCTGCATCCTTTACGATGTTGCCACGTTGCTTAATCCAATCCGTGATATTCGTAATGTAATTATTTCGGATTAACTGTTTAACTTTATTCTTGTATGCATCCCATTCGGGGTCTTTTTCTTTATCGGCTTCACTAATATGGGATTCCATCTTCTTGGATTCATCTATCGCAAAGAACTTCTTCAAGACATTCTTCAATTCTTCAATGGTCTCAATGCCTTCCGTGAATCCGTTGTTTCGGGGGTTTCTATCCGTGTACCATACACGGGCTTCGTAGGGTGGTTCAAGACGGACACTAACAGTCTCGCCCATCTCATCAAGGCTATCCCTGCAATCAAACACCGGAATAGTATTATCGCCATCGAACCACTTATTGTCCACGACAAGGTTGAGTTCATCAAATAATTCGCAAACGGCTTCTTCGGTCATCTCCTTGGATTCATTCTTGGATTCTTCGCAGAGACCAATCCATTCCTTTGCCATTTCGTTTCCCTTGTCCGTGAGATTCATACTACCGGGTTCAAGCAAGCCCCGGCGTTCCAATTCGTCAAGGACTTCGCCCCTACGATTGACCGGGTAATTGGACAAAGCCTTACCCGGCTTACCAAGGCATTTGATGTTTGCTACGATAGTCTGCAATGTCTTATCGGGAATAGCCCTGCCCTCGTTCTTTGCTCCGAACTTCTGGGCAATTCGCTTTTCACTTGTGCCGGATTCGCCCACCTTGCTTTCAACATAGGCAATCTTGCATCGCATCATCTTTCCGTTGTAGTCCACGATGATGGTGGACGGACTATCCTTTTGTACAAAGGTCACTATCGCACCATTTGCGACGGTAGGAATTAACTTAATCTTGTCTCCCTTTTGCAGAGAGTTAATCATTGATTTCTTATTCTTTCTCTGGTCATCAATACCAAGGCACTTGTTAATCCAAACCCATTCCGTGTTAGTTTCGTGGTCGGTAATCTTGTTGTTGTCTATTTCCCACTTTTCAAGTCGGGGCTTGAGCCACTTTGCTACTGCGGTATTCGTTTCAAACGGACCAGCCGTGACATCTACATCCTTGTAGCCGTATTGACCACCATCATTTCTAATGAGAATTTCAACGGCGGTCGGTTTGTTGTTATTGTAGGGTTCTTCTATGCAGAACCAATTTCCGAATTGCTTGATGACCTTGCAGTTCTTCTCAAGTTCTCGCTTTACATCTGCAAGCAAGTCTTCTCTGGAAGACCAATTAAAGAGCCAACCTTCGTTCTTCTTGGATTCGGATATTGCCGAGCCGTTAGTAATAATCATCGTGGAACTCCTATGACTTTTGTTTGGAGGATATTATTCAATATGTAATATAATAAAAAAGTTTGTTCTTCCAAAATCCTACATATAAAAAAACACCCCACATCTTGCGATGGGGATGTTTTCAACACGGGGAAACCCTACGGATTAGCCGTTAGAGCCACCATTGCTTCCGCTACCGCTACCACCCACCGGGCGGTTAGCAAGGTAAACATTCACATCGGCAGCCGGGCCATCATCCTTGGTAATCACGATGCGCTGGACAAATTCGCCCACGACCGGTTCAATCGCCTTCCAAGAAGCGATAGCACGCTGGGTCTGGAACGGATTGTCTGCAACCGGCATAGTGTCGGTCAAGAAGACCGGCATATAGGTTGCACACACAACCGGGGCTTCAAACGGAGAGTTATCGGAGCTATAAGCCGCGATGACTTCGTTCGGTGCAACGATGGTGTTGCTACGGATGACCGTGATACCTTCGTTCTTGAGAGTGCCATACACGTGCGGGCCAACAAGGTTGGTCTGCGGAGCCGGAGTGAAGCCGGGGAGAGATGCGATGTACTGGCAAGCAACATAACCCGCAACGAGTTTGTTTGCATAGCCCTTACCCGCACGGCTACCGATGGCAGCCGATGCTTCCTGAATGGCATAAAGGAACGAGATACGATGTTCCATTTCGGAGATGCCAGCCGGACGGTTGAGACTCCAAGTGACCGGAGCCCAGCGGTCGGCACACTTCTTGTAAGCAAGAAGAACCTTTTCGCTTTCTGCCATAGCCATGTGGCCGGTAAGGTCTGCGAGAACTTCGTCACTTGCTGCCTTGCCGAAGCGCTTGTTGAACTGGAACGACTTGAAAGTACCGAGCATTTCCTTGAGACCGATGATTTCGGCAGAAACCACCTTGGAGTCAAGGGCATATTCGATAGCCGGAACATCCGGTGCCTTTTCAAAGTCCACATCGTATGCGACACCACCCTGGTAGTTGCCATCAACGGTAAGTTCAATGTCACCACCATTCTGCGATGCAGTCACATTTACCTTGCCATAGAACACCGGCAACTGACCCGGACCAGAACACTGACCGAGAACATCAACCACATTGCCACTTGCATCAACAAGGCGAATGTTGATGGGAGTGTTCCAGCGGAGATTGCCAACACCATACTTGATGGTAGCCTTGCCACCCTTGATAGCGGCAAACTGGCGTTCGCTCATATAAGCGGTCGGGGAACTCTGCCAACCCTTGAGAGCCGCGAAAGTCACGGCATCAAAGTTCTTGGCGGCGAGCTGTGCCGGGTCAATCGGTTCTTCACCCGGACGAGAACGGACATCAAGGAATTGCTTCCAAGCACCATTCATCGAGGTTTCGCCTTCCATCTTGCCATCCGCACCCATCCAGCGTTCTTCCGGGAGAGCCGGCAGACCATTCTGGGCGGTCAAAGGATAGCCGTGGGTAAAGGTCTTCTTAAAGTAGATGAGACCCTGGGCTTCGTCAAGAGTCTGCACGGATGCCAACTGCGGAGCAATGGAGAGTGCATAGGTTGCAGAGATGAGGTCAAGAGCCACACGCGGAAGAACACCAAGGCTAGATGCACTGGAGTTTTCCTGCACATAGGCTTCGTACTTCTTGTAGTTGTCCAACTGCGCACCAAGATTGAACATATCATTCTTGGAGAGACTACCCTTGAAAGTAGAGCTCTTTGCGAGGGCTTCAAACTGCTTGCCATAGCGGGCTTCGTAGGATTCTACGATGCGGTCGTACTTGGCATTAGAGAGTTCTTCAATAGATGTTTTCATTGTTTGTTTCTCCTATTGATTAGGCTTTCTTGCCGAGTTTAGACTTGAATTTCGCACGGGCTTCGGCAATATCCTTTTGGCGGGATTCCTGCTTTCTTGCAGTGCGACGTGCTTCAAGGCGCTTCTTGAATGCTTCGCGGCGTTCACTTGCCGTGCCGTTGGAACGGCGGGCTTCGAGACGCTTGCGGAATGCTTCACGGCGAGCCTTTTTCTTTGCTTCTTCGGCACCA